GTAACCAATTAAAAGCTCTTTCTTGATTTGCTTTTGTAATAGATGCTTTGATAAAAGGTTTCACTTGAACTGTAGCACCGTCAGTAGTTTTAATTTCTGTAACACCAACTTGATGCAATAAATTAGGAATCACTTCTTGAGATAAATTTCTTTCTTGAGCTTGTAACTCTTTTAATCTATCTTCCATCTTTTTTATTTCGTCTTGAAGTGTCATTAATTTATTACATTCAGAAGTTATGTCAGCTAAATTATCTGTACTAAGTTCAGTCTTTAACTTATTAGCTTCTTTTCGTAAGTCCATTAGACCTCCTTTCTATTGTATTTTTTTAAAACATAAAATGGTTTTAGTCAAACAAAAAAAAATATAGGGTGCAAACCTAGAGAAAACATAGCACATATTTTTAAGATATGATTTGACATTATATACGATTTCGATTAATATTGATTCGTAAGACAAATTTTTTACAAATAACAAAGGATAAACAAATGAAAAAATATAAAGCAAAACAAACTAGAAAAGAAATAATTAACAAGGCAGCTAATAGATTAAAACATCTGTTAAAGACTGAGGGCAAAGATTGGAAAAAAGGTTGGTCATCTACAATAGCCGAATTATCTTTACCTAAAAAAATAGCAGACGGTAAAACTTATCATGGTTTTAATATCATAAACTTAGCAATAGAGGCTCAAGAGAATGGTTACGAAAGTAACTTATGGGGTACAGCTAATGCCTGGAGAAAAAAAGGATATTATGTGAAGGCAGAGGAAACAGCACATCACGTTTTTTTTAACGCACAAATAGAAGTAGAAGATAGAGATTTTGGCATAATCACTGATAGTGGAGAGTTAAAAGATGTTAAGAAAAAAATTTGGTACTTCAAACCATATCCAGTTTTTAATGCTAGTCAAATACAAGACTATGTGATTGAGAAAAAGACTGAAGAAGTTAAAGTTTCTAAAGTAGATATATTAAAAGATGTTGAGAAGTATGTTGCAAACACAAAAGCAAAAATAACTTTTGGTGGTAGTAGAGCTTTTTATTCTCCTAAAGGTGACTTTATTAAACTTCCAAATGTTGAAGATTTTCACGACACAGAATCTTATTACGGAACATTACTTCACGAGTTAGTACATTGGACAGGTAGTGACAAAAGATTGAAGAGAGATTTTTCTGGTAGGTTCGGTGATAATGCTTATGCTATTGAAGAGTTAGTAGCAGAGTCTGGTTCAGCAATCTTAAGTGCGTTGCTAGGTATATCACCAACAGTAAGATCTGATCACGCACAATATATCAACGGTTGGATTGAGCAGCTTGATAATAAACCAGAACAAGTTTTAAAAGCAATTACTAAGTCTACACAAGCAATCGACTTCTTAGATAATCTTCAAACTAAACAAAAAAAGGAGGTGGCATAAGCCACTTCCGAAAGGAGAATATTATGATTGTAAATGGTGTACAAAAAAAAGTTGCTTTGACTATGGCATTTAAAGAAAAAGTAGCTAGTGATATTAGAGTTTTAATTGAACAAGGTTATAATACTTTTGGTAAACTTAGAAAAAAATTACCACAGTATGAAGACAATGAAATTAAATCTGCACTACGGTATGCAAAGACTAATGCAATACAGTCTGCAAAATCTGTAGGCACAAGAATGAACTCAAGATTAGTTATTAATAGTTATTTAATTGTTAAACCTAAAAGTAAAAAAACTTATGAGGTAATAAAGATATGATAGACATGGAAACAATAATAAAAAATTACGGATATATTATTCGTAATCCTAGACAAGCAAAATTCACGAATAGACAGTTTGGCAAGGTGGCATTTTTAAATAAAAATAAAAATCCTTACAAACAAGTAGTCAACGATCTACACATGGATTTTATTAATTCTAAAAAGATTTTTGTAACTAAGAATGTTTCAGATAAATTTATGGAAGGAGAAGTTGATAGAAAAACACTATTAGAAGATTTCTTGCCTTACTATGATAATCAAATACTTATAATAGAGTATGCAGAAGAAACAACTACTAATTATGCAGGGTTTTGGATTAGAGATAAAAAAACACACTATGTTATATCGTCATTTTATTATTTAAAAAATGGTGAAAAATTTAATTCTAATGGCACGATAATCGAAGGTAACGGATTAGTAAATCATATTGCTGATTGGGGTATATCTAAAACAAAAAATCTATGGAGGAGCCATTGGGAAAATGATAGCTCAACACATGGAGATAATATTAATTTATTACATTCATGGTTTCAAGGAGATAAAGATTGGATTGATTTCTACTTGTCTTATACAAAACCATTTCTACATTGGTCATTGAAAAATCCTATTGATAATCCTCAATTAAAAGAAATAGATTTTAAATTTAGAGAAGAAATAATGAGTGCAGCAAAGACAGTATATTTTATACACAGTTTAAATAATTTAACTAATAGACAAGAATGTGTTGAAGTAGAACCAGAGGAGAGATTAGCTGACTTACGAAATAAAAAACCTACTGCTTATCAATACAAAATATTAGATATTAGTAAATCTAGTAAACACAATAATTTTATTTACAATAGAAGTGTTAACAAAAATAGGTTTCACGATGTTAGAGGTTTTTATAGACATTATAAGTCTGGTAAAAAAGTATGGATTAAAAATCACACTAGAGGCACGAAAGAATTAGGAGTAATAGAAAAAGATTATGTCGCATAATTATAAGACTCAACCCTATGAACATCAAAGAGTAGCACTTCGTAAAGGTGCTACTCAAAGTGTGTTTGGTTTTTTTATGGAACAAGGAACAGGTAAAACAAAAGTTACAATCGACAATGCAGTATACTTATACAATATGGAATTACTTGATACAGTGTATGTGATAGCTCCTAATAGTGTGTACACAAATTGGAAAAAAGAAATAGAAATACATTCCTCAGCAAACAATTATATTTATCAACATAAAATAGATAAAAAGTTTTACCCAAAGAAAGACAAATTAAATTGGTATCTAATGAACATAGAGGCCTTTAGTCATAAGTCTGGATACAATAAAGGATTAGAGTTAGTAGAAAGAAAAGGTTTAACTACTATGATGGTAATAGATGAGTCCACTACAATAAAGAACAGAACTGCTAAGAGATCCAAAAATGTTTTAAAGTTAGGTAAGGGTGTACGATACAGAAGAATACTAACAGGAACACCTGTTACAAAATCTCCATTAGATTTATGGAGTCAGTTTGCATTTTTAGATGAAGATCTACTTGGATTCAAATCGTTTTACACTTTTAGAGCTCATTACTGTATTATGGAAAGTAGACCTGTAGCTGGTAATCGTAGGATAGAGTTCCCAGTTAATTATATTAACTTAGAGCAACTAGAAGAAAAGATATTACCTTATACACACAGAGTTTTAAAAAAAGATTGTTTAGATCTGCCACCACAAATATGGCAGCGAAGAAATATTTTTCTAAGCAATGAACAACGTAATGCTTATGAAATATTAAAAGAGCACGCTAGGGTCGTAATACAAGATAAGCAATCCTCAATACATAATAAATTAACGGAGATCGCAAAACTACAGCAAGTGTGTTCTGGTTTTTTATACAGTGATGATGGTAAATTAGTAGAACTATCAAATGCTAAATTAGATGAGCTGCTAAATATTATTGAAGAGATAGAAGGTAAGATTATTATCTGGGCGACTTTTAGACACAGCATACAAAAGATTGCGGAGACTCTACAAAAAAAATACGGAGAAAAAAGTGTAGCCACTTTATATGGTGATACAAAAAAAAGATCTGAGGTAGTTGATAATTTTAATGATCCTCGTGGGTCGAGGTTCCTGGTTAGTAATCCAAGTGTCGGTGGATATGGACTAACTTTAAATGCATCTAGTTATCAGATATTTTTTAACAACTCTTACAACTTAGAAGAGAGACTACAAGCAGAAGCTCGTAACCATAGGAGTGGACAAAAAGCAGATAAGGTTACATACATAGATCTAGTAGCTATTAAAACAATAGATGAGTTTATTATCAAAGCTTTGAAAGAAAAGATTACTATATCGGCAAAAACATTAGGTGAAGAAGTTTTAGATTTTTTAAAATAATGTTTGACGGCACATCTAGATGTGCTATATTTAATATATAAACAAAGGAGAAAAAAATGACAAAACAAAATATAAGAATATGGAAACACGCTGATAGCAAAGCTTTAGGTATATCTCACCCATGGATAGTAACTTTAGAAATGGTAGATAATCAGAATAGAACAGAATTAGAAGATAATATTTCTATTTTTAAGTACCAATATCAAGCGATTGATTATGTAAAAAGATTTTATTCTAATTTACCAAAAATAATACAAACTGGTCATAATAAAAAAAGAAATAAAAACAACAAGGAGAGTGCTTAACAGCACTTTCCTATCAATAATAATAAGGAGAAAAATAATGGGAACATGGCACGTAGATAAAGATAGGTTAAAAAAAATATTGACTAAACCTATCAAGAATAAAGAAGGTATAGACAAGTTGGGTGATGGTTTGGGTGATGATGAATTTTTTGATTTCTTGGGAGAGATGCAAAAAAAACATTCACCTGATAAAATAATCAACGAAGAAGTGATAGATTGGTTGGTTACACCTGACCACAATGATGAAGTTTGGTTGACGATAAAAGATGGTGAAGAAATAGTGAGCAATAAAGTTTCAGACAAATATGGTAAACCAGATACTTCACCAAGTTTGTTGGAAAATATTGCTAACAAAGCAGATGCTATAATTAAGGAGGTGATAAAATGAGTAAGGTAACTTTGTATGAAGTTCCAGAGGACTTTGCACAATCTGATGAATCTACAGATTATGATGCAAGAGCAAAAGAAGTAAAAAAAGTTACGCTGGAACGTAATCAATTTTTTAGAGCAGGCGGTGGTGTGTTATGGTTTGGTGATAAAAAGTCGGCACTAAATCATATGGCCAACCTACCATCTAAAAAAGAATACTACAGTAAATAAATAAAAGGGAGACTACTTAGTCTCCTTTTTTTTTGCATATAAATTATCAAAGGTATAATTAGGGTCCATATAGGACTCATCTTCTTCCGCACTAAAATCATATTGACTAGGCACAAAGTCTGGTGCACCAGATCCAGTTACCCATAAAGCCGGATTGGTGACACGAACTCTATTATTAGGTTGAGCTACGATTTGTCCTGCGAACTCACCACTAGTAATAGCAAGAATATGAGACTGTTTATGTTGTGCAACATCATCACCTAATGCGTTCATGTCATCACCATTTGTGTAATCAATAGTAAAATAATATTTAGCATTGTAAAAATTACCATCTATTTTTGTAATCCAAGGCGAGCTGCTTGTACGATCATATCGTATTATTGAGAAGTATCTAGAGGAACAATCCCAAGGCTGAATGAAATGATTAGGCACTCTAGGAGGAAAGTCTTCTAGTATTTCATCAGCCACTAAAGATTGAATTGGCATGCGTGCCCACATAGCACCACCATGAGGACCTTCTAATCTATTATCTTCATCTTCACAACCTGTAAACACCACTTGAAAAGATAGTGATTTATCTGGAATACATGTCACTGCTATAGCTAATGCGTGAACATATTCTCCATGATACTTAGAATGATTGTGTGTAAATTCTTTTCTTACCCAACATTTAAAGTAAGGTATGTTCGCAGTCAGATAAGCCATAACTTATCTTAATGCAAAAAGCACATAAGTCAAGCTTTATGCTTTGACTAGTTTCATTCCTTTTTTCTTAGCTTGCACTCTCAAAGCAGCCATTGACATTGCTTTAAATTCTTTGTCTGAAACAGTGCCACTTCCTCGAGTTCTACCTTTAATCTTAGAAAATTTACCAGCTTGAGCCTTCATCATTTTAGCTCCACCTTTTGCATAACCTTTAGCCATCTTACCTTTCATAGCTCCCATAGGTCTTGCTCTAGTGCCAGCACCCATTCTTCCTGCGTTCATAGGTCTAGTAACCATATTACCCATCTGTGCTTTCATCATCTTAGATCCACCTTTGGCGTAACCTTTAGCCATTTTACCACCTCTGGCTCTCATCATTTTTGTTCCGCCTTTAGCCATTTTTCTCATGCCTTTACTTTTTCTCATAAGTATCTCCTTAAATTAAAATTATATTATACTATTATTCTTCATCATCGACAATCCAATTACCACGATTTTTTTTGTAATCTAAATATAACTCTGTGTCGGCATAAGCACGACCCTCTTGCATACATATCAAAAAGAGTTTAGGTTCATATAGTCGGCAACTTCCATCATCATACTCTATATTATGTGCATATACTTTATTAGTTACTGATACAAAAAACTTTATAGTAATACCTATAGATACTGCAATAAATAAAACTGTTGCAAGAGCTATAAAACCATACTTAACATACTCCTCTATCTCT